AATTACAACACGAACTTTTAAAAGAAATTGCAATTTATTTGAATAATATTAGTAAATTTACAATTCATAATTAACTATAATTTTTACCGCTTATGATTTTATGGTTGTAAGCGGTTTTTTTAGTATCTTTGTTTTATGGCATTGAAAAAAATAGACAAGGAAACGGCAATTAAATTAATACTTGACAAAAAAAAGAAAGGTATTGACGAAAAGTCTATTTTACAGTTTTTTACAGATAATTTCATTTTTACTGAGAAAACTTACTACAACTGGAAAAAAGAAGCATTGCAAAGATATGTTGAGTTTGAAGCAAAAGTAAATCCAATTATTGAAGCTAAGGAAATAGAAGCAAAAGGCGAACTTGCCAAAGCTGGAATACTTACTAAGTTAGAAAGGCAAAAGATTTTAAGCGACATAGCAACTGGGAGAATAACCACTTGGAAGGAGATAGGAACAAAAGACGGTATTCAAAAAGCGCACATATTCAATCCTATTCAGGCTATTGCCGAACTAAACAAAATGGATGGTGCATATATTGAAAGTGATATCGAAAACGAATTTAAAGGCTTTGAAATAGATGAAATCTAAACTAACCCTTTTAAAGCATCAAAAGTCATTTGTGCTATCCAAGTTCAAACATACTATTTTAGTAGCTGGTTTTGGTTCAGGAAAGACCGAGGCAGCCGTAAGTAAGGCAGCTTATAAACTTACTTCGACAAGTTCAAAACTAAATGTTGGTTACTACCTTCCAAACTATCCATTAATTAATGATATTGCAGTACCTCGTTTTCAAGAATTCTTTGAAAAACACAATATAAAATACAAATACAATTCGAGTGAAAAGATATTTCGCACTAAGTACGGAAAGATTCTTTTGCGAAATATGACTAAACCAGAAACTATTGTGGGGTATGAAACTTTTTACTCGATTATTGATGAGATTGATATATTACCAAAAGCAAAAGCAAAAGCCGTGTTTAATAAGATTATTGCAAGGAATCGACAGATAGATGACAATGGACAAAAGAACTCAATTGACTTGGTAAGTACCCCAGAGGGTTTTAATTTCCTTTATAACTTCGCCGTTAAAGAAGCTACAGACGAAAAGCTTTTGATAAAAGCAAAGACAAGTGATAATCCATTTTTGCCGGATGATTATATAGCTACTTTGGCAGCTCAATATACAATTGAAGAACTAACCGCTTACATAAATGGCGAGTTTTGTAATCTTACAAGTGGATCTGTTTACAAGTCCTATGACCGAACTAAACATAATACATCGTTTGTTCCTGTTGCTGGACAGGATTTATATATAGGGATGGACTTTAACGTGCAAAATATGCACGCTATTGTCCATATAATTGAAAATGGTTCTATGTATGCCGTTGATGAGTTTGTAAAAGTATATGATACTACTGAACTTTGCCAACAGATACGTGAGCGTTACCCGAATAACGCAATTGAGATAAATCCAGACGCCTCTTGCAAAAACAGGAATACAGCAGGACTTTCGGACTATGACATTATACTTGATGACAAATGGGATTTTCACGTTAACATAAGAAGAAAAAACCCCGAAATACTTAATCGGGTTCGTGGCGTAAATAAATCATTCGAGAATCAAATATATTTTGTAAATTTGGAAAAATGTCCAACCTATTCAGATGCTTTGAGTCAACAAACTTATAAGAACGGATTGCCAGATAAAACAAGCGGATTAGACCACATCTTGGATGCTGGTACTTATGCAGTTGTTGAGCAGATTTATACAAGCGGATTGGATTAAAAATAAAAAGATATGAAAGAATTATTTAAAAGTAGATTTCCCTTTGTAGAACTACCAAATGAACAGTTAACAGATGAGCAATTGGCAATTAAAAAAACGTATATTGAAATGGATTCAGATGCTCCTTGCGTTCCGTGTGAAGCAGAAAAAGCAAATCGATTACGAAAAGTTCGTATTGATGAATCAGGAATTGGGGAATGAACCGAGTGAGGAGGATTCGATATTTGAAATACTTAAAACATTCTACCAAACAGATAAAAGAGAATGGACTGAATGTATAGACGAGTTTAACAGATTGATTCAAGAGCCCTATATTAAGCCTTTGAAACTGAATTTAAACTTTGAAGAGTTACCAGCAGAATATTTTATTGTTGCCGATTTGTATTTATCGAAGTTAGATTTAGTTTCGTTATACAACCATTTGTCAGGACGCAATGGAAAAAGTATATCAGTTAATTTAGCAATGAGGGTAAAGAATGATTTTTTACAAAGCGTTGAGCATTTCAAAGAAAAATATGAGTGGATTTACAATCCGCCAACCATTGGAAAGATAGGCAAGCATACAATAGGTAAACAGTTGCGTGATGAGTTCCAAAAGGATTATGGAGCTTATGCCGAGATAACTTATTTGCTTTCTAAATGCGATGCGACTAAATTTGATGAAGTGAATCAAATGGTATTAAAAGAATATTTGTCGCTTGGGGAATATCTTTTGCGTAAAAGATGCATTGAATCAGTTGAATAATTAATATATTTGTGCTATGGCAAACGAACTTCAAAAAGTTAGAAACTATATAATTGGTAAATTTCAATCAGATAATCTTGTAAATACAATTACAACACTATCGGACGATTTAGTAGATACCAACAAAGAAACTATTTACCCAATTGTTAATGCCGATTATGTATCTTCTACCATTCAAGACGATTTACTTTTATTTTCGTATCACATCAAAGTTTTAGACCAAAATGATATTTATGTAAAAAGTACTGATAGTAAATTACAAGAAGATACAAACCAAAGCGATATATGGAATGAAACATTTAATATCGCACAATCGTTTATTAATTCATTTCGACAATACAACGATTATGATATTGAAATATTGAGTGTTACCGATGTGACACCGATTAAAAATGAAAATCTAAATAGGTTAAGTGGTCACGAGTTCGATATTGTTTTATCAATTGCTAATGAGGGAAGCGCATGTCCGTAACACTTGAAGAAGAAGCACTCGCAGAACGTGTAGTTCAGAAGTCTAAAGACGAGGCACGTGTTGATACAGGACGTTTGAAACGTTCTATTAATCAAAAGGTGCAAAGAGGTGTAATTGTATTTCGTGAATATTATTATGGCGCATATCCTGAAACAAAAGGGCGCAAAAACTCAACGCTTGAAGAGAACGCAAAACGAATGATGGGTAATATTCCGTATAAGATTGAAAGACTTGATGAAGAGGGAGATATAGTTGAAGGCGTTAATAAAGCAACAAGCGGACGTGTTGCGACTTATGAGCGTCAAAAGAAAATAGAATCGAAAGCGATGTCATTAACTGCAAAGATTTTAGCACAAAGAAAAAAAGATGGCGACAAAAAAGACACCCGCAAAAATAATTGAAGCTGAATTGGCTATCTTGGGCGATATTGTCTATGACGAAACTCGCTCGGTTGTTCGTGTATCTAAAGATGAATTTGATTCAGACGGAAATATAATACACCGAGGCGGTTCTTTGAGAGATTCAATTTTGCCTTATGCTAAAGGACGAAGGCTAACAATGTCACAGTTATTCTATGGAAAGTGGCAAAAGCCTAAAGAGTTAGGAAGTACGCCTTGGAATCCTCCAGCAAGTGCAACAAGTGAATTATGGGATAATCCAATGGCAACAAGTATTGCAAAAAACATTCCTAAAACAGTTAATACAATATCAAAAAGTTTAATTAAAAATATAGTTGGAAAATGACAATATCAGATTTATCACAAATAGCATTTTGCAATTCGCCTGTAGTTATACGGATTGATTTACTGACTGATTTTCCTGCACATGTGCCTAGTAATATTAATACTAGAATTCGTTTGCAATTGACTACATTTGACATTGATGATTCATTTAATGAGGTTAACAGTCACGTTTACACGTTGGACAAAGCTAGGGTTTCGAATGATGACAAGTATGTATCTTTTGAAATTCAAGACTATTTAAAAAATGATTTGGTACGAAAAGAAAATCTAAATAATGTAGATTTTCCTGTGTTGCTATACCATAACACAAGTATGCCTTACGTTCAAGGAATGTGTTTGTTTTACAAATATAGCTATTACGCCTATGATGAAACAACTACAACGACTGCAATCAATGTAACTAATAAAGTGGCTACTCTTGGTTATCGTTGGAGAAATGAACAAACCCCATTTTACGGATCATTCGTTGGAAATGCTAACGGATTCAACATACAAGAAACCTCAATTAAAAAGTATGCGGAGTTGATTCCGTATTATGCAAAACAAGACTTTGTTTTTGGGATTAATCGAACATCAAACAATTTTATTGTAACGACAAAGGTGATACCAACCGAAACAATTTGCGTAAAAGAGCCGTTACTTTTCATTTATTTGGACAGAAATGGATTGTTTCAATATCTTACAACAATAGGAAAGATTACCATTAATGATGAGGTTAAACGCCAAGAAAGCTCAAAGGTATTTCGTGATAGTGCAATGATTAATACCGAAAGTACGCACTTTAAAAACACATCAATTGAAGAGGTCTTTCAAACATATACGGTTAATACTGGTATAATGGATGAATCAATGAATGCTTTAATCGAAGAGTTAATTTATTCGCCAAAAGTTTATTTGGTTCATTTCTATGGCGATAGATTCACAACCGCACAAGTAGGCATTACAGTAGATAATGATATTATAACAGTAGATAACGAAACTATTACAGTAGATAGTGACACCGTAACCGTTGGCGATGTTGGGTATTATTCCACTTACTTACAAGTCCCGGTTACGTGTGTTGATAGTGATTTCGTTAAAAAGACACTTATTAACGATAAACGGGACATTTCATATACATTGAAATTTAAAGAAACGGCATCTAAAATCAAAAATCAGTAGTATGGAGTTGTATATTGAAAAAGAAACGCCTGGAAAATATGGATTAGTTGATACTTTTATTGATGAAACTGTAACTTTGAACACTAAAATAACCTATACGCAGGATATTACAGCCGTATTTAAAGGATTTACGAATAGTTTTTCCGTGCAAGCTAGCCCAAATAACATCAAATTACTTGGTTATTTCGGTTTTACAGAACAATTACAGCCGGCATTGGTTCAAAAAAGAGCCAAACTATACCTTGATGGAATGCTTTTTAAGCAGGGAATTATAACATTGGAAAATACAAGTTGGGTAAATTCAAGTCCGAGCCTATTCGAGCTGTCATTTTCGGATGGACAAAAGAATTTAACAGAGTTGTTAGGCGAAGACACATTGGCAATGTTGGGTAACATTGATGGGAATGTTAGTTGGACTACAAAAAACATTCAAAATGCGCTACAATCGATTCAAACAGCATCAGGGGGGATTCGTTGGTTTGTCCCGTTGGTATCTGTTAATAGGATTTTTTCGATAGACAGCCGAGCCGAAGCGTTACCAACCGACAACATTTATTTTAATTCTTCGAAGCCGATAACAAGTGAGGACGTGCTATTGCCATTAGAGTTAAGACCGGCAATGTTTATGTCGGAAATTTTGGAAGCGATAAATAAAAAGTACGATATTAAAATAGCTCCAACACCATTTATCGGAAGTACTTCGCAATTGACTGATTTGTGCGTGCAATGCGTTTCGGCTAATTTGTCAGTTAAAGAAGTGAAGGCAAAGATTGATTTTTCAGTATGGAATTTTGACTTATTCCGAGAAGAACGTTTCGATATTATACCGAAGCCATTAATAGATGCGTTTGAATTGAATTATATAGGTTACGGAGGTGGTTCGGCTCACGATGCTACATTTGACATTATTATGCAATTAGCGAAAGGTGCGGCAACTGTTACAAGAACATTTGCGGGCAATTATGTTGTTACGGCAGCCGATGCAATCTATTCTTATATTAATAGTTTTGAGGTTTGGGAAGTTGATGCGTTGGGAGAAAAAAAGAAAAAACTAAATTATACAATCGTTTCCGGAGCGGAAACATTGAGTGCTAATTTAAGAATAAGCATAGGATTGGATGTTTTTACTCCCGAAGGAGGTAATGCCCCAAGCACTTTAATAAAGCCGTTAGTGGCTATCTTTGTTTCGGCTGAAACTTTAAGCGAGTGGAAGTTTACAAATGTGTCTTTTGCTTGGAATACAAACACATGGACAAAGGCAATGGTTAATAATGTGCAGCCGCAAAACCAACCCACTACTGTTAATTTATTCGAGAGTCTTCCGGAAATGAAAGTGATTGATTTTGTGAAGTCAATTTACACAATGTTTGGATATAAGAAGTTTGGCAATGATGTTTTGAATGAATTTAATTATGTTAAAAAAACAGTTGACGGAGTGGCACACAAAGCATTCAGAAAAGAAAATGACCTAACGCCTTATGCTGATTTATCGAAGATGACAAAAAAGACTAATACAAAATATGACGGTTATAATTTGAAACATTTTACAAGCGAATACCAGCAGAACAAAGCATTCGCAATTGCGAATGGTATGGAGTGGGGACAATTGAAATATCCAACAATAGGAAAGCCAAAGACTGAATTTCTTATTGAAACTAAATTCACTGCACCAGTTTTTAATCCAGTCGCTTCGAATGCGGGAAACTTGGTTTATACATTTTTTCCATTTGGGAAAGAACCAAAATTAAACGAAACCGAAACGAGATATGTTTACGATACCATTACAAAAGAGTTTCCTATATTTTATTATAATGGTGTTGCTGACATTTCCGTGCCTTATGGATTTGTCGATACTACTTTAAAAGTATTGAAAAGCATCGGCAAGTATCACAAGATTAGCCACAAAAACAACCGAATATTTACCGGAGTGGACAATTTCATTACAAGCCTATTCAACACATTGGTAGGCACTGATTATGTTGATCAAAACACTTTATATTCACAGGGTTATAAGGGTTTCATTGAAGATACTTTGTCGGGTCGTAAATTGATACACACAATTGATTTGAATTTACCGAACGTAGAAATTCAAAAATTTAGTGATAATGATGACATAATTATCAAAGAAACAAAATACAACACCCTTGAAAGCACTATCGGACTTACCGATGGAAAATGTAAATTAATCCTTATAAATAAATAGCCATGGCAGATTTAGATCCAATAAAACAAGTCATACAGATTGACGTAAAAGAAAAAGGAGTTACCGAAGCCACAAAAGACTTCGATAATTTACAAACTTCAATTACCGAAACTACCACGGCTACAGCTAAAGGAAATGCCGAGAACAAAAAGACCGAAGAGGGATTCAAAACTCTAAAAATTCAACTTCGTGAGGCTATCGCTTTACAGCAAAAAATGTCAGCTCAATATGGGGCAACCTCCGAGCAAGCTATTAAAGCTACTAAAGCAGTTGCAGGGATAAAGGATGAGATTGGGTTTCAAAAACAATTAGTTGAAAGCTATAATCCAGACGACAAATTTAGAAAATTAACCCAAACAGCAGGGGTTGCGGCGTTGGCATTAGGTGGTGTTAAGGATGGATTCACGGCTTTAGGAATTGAAAGCAAAACTTTAGATAAAATCATTGGAAGCGCACAGGCGATACTTGGCGTTACTTCGGCAGTCGCTGGAATGTCGGACGCTTATGCGGTTTTGACGGCTTCAAAAAGAGCAAAGTCAGCGGCAGATGTTGTAGAGGCGGGAACTACTGAGGCGTTGGTGGTTGTTGAGGGGCAAGCTACTGCCGCTACTTGGAGCTGGAACGCTGCATTATTAGCTAACCCGATAGTTTTGATAGCTGCCGGAATTGTTGCGGCTTCGGCTGCTATTTATGCTTTTGTTAAAATTACAGGCGATGCAGTTAAAGAAGAGGAAAAAGCAAAAGTAGCAAGTATGCAATTGACATTTGCAATTGACCAACAAGCAAAAGCATTTGATAATAATAATAATTTTGCCAAGGCAAGTAATAGCCATAAAATTGATTTACTTCGAGCAAGTGGCGCAAGTGAAGCGCAGATTTATAAAGAAACAAAAGCACTTGCAGAACAAGAATTGCAACTTGCTAAAAACTACAGGGCGCAGTCTATTGTAGCAGAGCAAAAAGCATACGAAGCTAATAGAGATAACCCAACAGAGTTTAATGCTGAAACTTTAAAAAAAGCACAAGAGAACATTGAGAAAGCAAGAACGGCTGTTAGTGTTGGATACGATGGGTTAATTGCTTTGCAAAATTCTCATGAAGTAGCAGTCGTTCAAGCGCAAACTGATGCAAGAAAAAAAGCAGAGGAAGCTGCCGAAAAAGCACGTCAAAAAGCAATTGATGATGAAAAGAAAGCAAATGATGACGAAAAAAAACGATTAGCAGATATTGCAAAAGCAAAACTCGATGCAGAAATGCAAAGCGCAAAGGATGCAATGGCTATTGTTGATGAGCTTAATAAAAATGTAGAAACGCCTGCACAAAAAGAACAAAGAGAATATGAAGAAAAGAAAGTAGTTTTAGAAGCCAATAACCTTTCTACAGAAGAATTAACGACACAGCATTTAATTAAAATAGCAGATATAGAGCAGGAAGCTAGAGATAAGAAAGCCATAGACGATAAGGCTGCAAGCGAAAAAGAAATAGAAGAAAAAAAGAAAACAGATGACGCTATTTTATCACAAAAAAAAGCAGTTCAAGAGGGTCAATTAAATTTGGCAGATAGTGCAGTAGGATTTCTTTCTGAAATTGCTGGTAAAAATAAAAAACTACAAAAAGCCGCAATTATAGCCGAAAGCGCATTAGGGATTGGTAGATCAGTTATTTCTACAAATGCGGCAAATGTGGCAGCTACAGCTGAAGGTGCGGCATTAGCAATACCAACGGCAGGGGCATCAGTCGCAGCGGCAGCGGGATTGGTAACGTCTAACTATATCGCTTTAGGTCTTGGAACTGCGGCAAATATAGCGGCTACAGCAAAAGCATTACAAGCTTTAGGCGGTGGAAGCGCACCGAGTGGCGGGTCAACAGGAGGGGCAGTACCAACCCGTAACGTTGCGCAAGTAGGATTTCAAGGCAGTTCAGAAAATCAAATAAGTACAGCGATTGCACAACAACAAAAAGAACAACCACCGATACAAGCTTTTGTCGTTTCACAAGCATTAACAGACCAACAAGAACTTGACCGAAAAAAACAATTGCAAAATAGTTTTTAATTCAAAATTATTATTTATATTTGTTCAAAATAAAGTTTGTGAAGATGCAAATTACCCTTAAATCTACAAAAAAGGAATGTTTACTTAATTGTGAGTGTTCCTTTTTTGCTTTAATTTGATTTATGAAAGTTCTTAAATACAAATATAATCCAAACAAGAAAGGCGTGTTTCGTGTGTCAATCGTAAAGAATCCAGCTGTAGGCGAAGGTGATTTGGTGTTGATGAGTGCGCAAGAAATCAAAGGTGTTTTTTATTCACCCGTTATGATTCCTGATTTGCAAATTCAAAGGATTGACGAGAATACAGGCGAAAAATATATGGTGTATTATGATGCCGCAACAGTTGAGGAATTGATGCAGAACTATATGAGGCAGTGCGGAAATAGCAACACTAATATAGAACACGAACAAGAAGGGATTGACGGGGTTTATCCAGTTGAAAGTTGGATAGTTCAAGACCCTAATAATGATAAAAGTAAGGCAATTGGAATGCCTACACAAAAACAAGGCACTTGGATAATGGGGTATAAATGTGATAGCCAAGAAGTCCTAAAACAGATACAAGACAATTTATTACAAGGTCTTTCAATTGAGGGACAACTTGATACAGAAGAAGATACGGATAGTCCGATTACTAAATTTAATAAACACTTTATGAAAAAGACACCTTTAGAATTCGCAAAACATTTAGCGAATGTTATTATGTCGGCTGTTTCGGATGAGGAAAAACCCGTGGATGAAACAGTGGTAGAAGAAATGGCAACAGCACCAGTGGAACCAGAAGTTGAGCCAGACCCAAATGACCCTGCAGAGCCGACAGAAGATCCTGCTGTAGAAACTGCAGATACTGCAAAAGAATTAGAAACTGCTAAATCTACAATTGTGGAGTTAGAAAAGAAAGTTTCAGATTTGGAAGCTGAATTGGCAACTTACAAAAATGATGCTACTCTAATGAGTGCGCAGTTGGAAGAAGTACAAACCGCTTTTGAAAATTATAAGACAGTGAAAATGTCTTCTCAAAAGATTGGAGATACTCCAAAAGTTGAAGTTGTTATGTCAGCTTTAGAAAAAAAACAAGCTAAATTTTTAGAAGATGTCAGAAGCAAAATCTAAAAAAACAGAATACGTTTGTCCTTTGACAATTTCGTACGCAGAACTTGAAAAACTACTTAACGGAAAATCGATTGCCGAGTATGTAGGAAATAATCTTCCAAAAGAAGAAATCGAAAGAATCGAAGAAGATTTTAAAATTTATCAATCAATCAAAAAATAAACAACTATGGCATTATCCTATTCAAAAGTAGTTATAAGAGGCGAGCAGTTGCTTCCTTTTCAAACACTATTACTAACAAAAGACAGCTCTGTAGCTGACGGTTACGTTGGTTTCGAACCGGGCGCAAAAGAGGGTTCAGTATGGACTGAAACATCTCAATCCGTAACAGAAAAAGCATACACAGGTGATGCCGTATCTGACGACACAAGTTTGGCAATGGTGGATAACAAGATTATCTATGCTAAAACTGTGTTCGAGCAAATCATCAAACAAACATCTTTGACCAACTCAATCTTTTCAGAAGATATGGGAGTAGGTGCAGAAAAAGTGCGTTCTAAAACTTTCGAAGATTTAGCTACTA